ACCACATTTGGATTGTATAATACAGGTAAAGCCTTACTAAACTCTACTCATCATGATAAGATAATACAACTCTGGGGCTCAGAAATTCCTTCAAAATATAAAGCAATGAAACATGAGGCTGCGCTCATAGGGGCATTAGAAAGTGGTACTAAACTTCTAGAACTTCAAAACTATGCTAAATACAATCCCGGATGGATGTACCTTACAGAGCTTTTTAATAGGACAACAGCAGTATCAGCAGGTAGATTCTCTGCACAGACAGCTTTAGATGTTTTGTCAGGAAAGGAAACATTCTTTACTAAAGGAATGACTAAGGCAACTGCAAGGCATGTATTATTTGAAACATTCGACCTTAGGAATATGGCTGAAATTGTAGAAAGAGGTACATTTACGGAAAATGAGCTTATGAAGATAGAGAAAAGAGCTCACAGGGTTACTCAGGGCGCTCCAAGTGTAGAGTATATGCCACCATTATTTCAAAGGGCAATGACCAGACCACTAACATTGTTCCATAGAATGGCTTATAGAACTACTCATATGATGTACAATAATGTTATAGTACCTGCAGGCAAGGGAAATGTATGGCCTCTAGTAAAGTATACTACAGCAGCATATGGAATAGGAAAATCAAGGGAAGCTATTTATTATGCAATGAGTGGTGCGCCTGAAAGAGATATGATGAAACCTCAAGAAATACAAATGTGGAATACATTAATGGGAGGAGAGTACTTACAGATATTCAGCAATCTCTTTGATGAGCGAACTGGTTATATGCCTGCTGTTATAGATTATCTGCAAAAGACCTCTAACTGGATGACATATCTTGCAATGGCAGGAAGAGAAGAATTTACTGGTGCAGAAGGATTACTTGATGCCAAGTTAGACAGATACCTAGAAGACCAAGGTGTCCCTGAAAAGAAGAGACAAGAGATAAAAGACAATGTAAAATCAGTCCATAGGCGGGCAGCATTTGATGAAACTGTAGATTGGTCATCTAAATCTGTAAATCTATTGAATCAGATGAAAAAAGTTTGGTCTACCAGAGCTGAACCATTCAGAGCTGAAGCTGATTACGCTAAAAAACTTCAGAATATATACGCAGACAATACAGGTAATCTATCTGACTATAGAGCAGAGAAGACATATAATCCAAAGTCTGAATTCTATGAAGAATTGCAAGACTTGTTCTGGTCTGGCACAAGCGAAGAAATAAGCAGGATATATGAAGCATCTGTTATGATGTTATCACACAATCTACTACATGGAAATCCCGGTGGGGAGAACGATAGAAGTGCAATGGACGGAGCTATTGAAAGTGTAGAGCAAAAGATTTTATCCACCTCTCCTACATACTTTGCAGGCAAGGTGAAGGGCAAAAGAAGTGCCAGTAAATACCAAACTTTCTTACACGCATTAGGAGAAGAAGACAGGAATAGAGTTATTGCGGCACAGAAAGACTGGGAGATAAGAAAAAGAATTTGGGACGATAAAGTAAAAGACATAAGACACCAGTTAAAGGCTTTCGGATTCAGGAAATGGTACAAGAAGTCTACTGGTGAGGAAGATATTATGCACGAGCCAACAATTTATGAACCAGAATACTATGAGAAAGGGACAGAGCAGGAATTAGACGTTCCTATATTCATAGAAGGGATAGAACAGGAGTAACCATGCCACCTAAAGCAAATGACGCTATAGATAGTTTAATCACCGAAGAAGATGGTTGGGGTATGTGGGATTTTTTCAAAAACTGGTTAACTATAAGTACTCCTTCTGAAGTTATACCTGCGTACATACCAGAGTCACAAATAGAAGAAGCAAAGAAAAATGCTTTGAAAGATTTCTACAAACATTCAGATGCAGGTGCATATCAAAAAACATATGACCCCGGAGAACATGAACTTCTAGCTCGTATGCTAGGTATAGAAGATGAAGTCAATCAATATATGTATGCACATACTGAGTCTCTCAAGCCAGATGCCTTTGAAACACTTATAAAGGCATGGCAGCAAGGTAAGTATCCTAAAAAGGAAGATGTTATAGACCTTAAAGATTATAGAGACAAGCCTTGGGATGTATTAATGCACGATGCACCTACTGGAATATTTGAAGCAGGTATGGGTAAGGAATACTCTCCAGAAGAAAGTCCTCTTTTAGATATGGGAGATTACTTTAGTATAAACCCAGAAACTAAACTTGGTAAAAATCTTCAAGGAGTAATAGATTTAGTTTACACTGCCTCTAGGTTATATGGACAAACTAAAACAAATCCAGATACAGGAGAGGAAATGTTAAGTGGCCCTGAGTCACTTTTGGGAGATATATTCTTTGACCAATATGGAAGATTTACAGATGTATGGGATATCAAAGAAGGAGAGTATGAAAGCCCAGTTCCTCCTGCGAGTTTAATAGACAGAGAGGGATGGGGAGCTTGGCTGGAGTCATTGGGATTTAATATAGGAAGAAAGGTTGCTGGGCCATCTTATGAAAAGAATGTACCAACAGTAAAAGGAAGAGGATATTTATTAGATGATATTAGTCCTTATATCGGACGGGAAGGTTTCTAATGCCACCAGATAGCACTAAAACAGTAAGAGACTATGTATCACCTGCTGATAGCGCCGCTCTAATAGACATGCTAAGGCTATGGACTGGTGAACCTAATATTGATGAGATTTATTCTCAAAATGTAGCGGGAATCCCTGTTGAAATGGGCAGTATGTTGAAATATATGGACTTAGCTCAAGAGCTTAGAGGTGTAGGGCAGATACCAACTGCAGGTTTTATCCGCCCAGAAGAAGAAGGGGATAAGCCTAGTATCACTCTTGATTCAACGATGTATAATTTCTGGAATGACATGAAAGAATTTGGTAATATGTATATCGCAGAGGGCGCAACTGGGTACCCTACATCAAATGTAGACAACACAATACACCATGAGGCTTTCGGACATGCTTTAATTGATGCAATGCATGTTTATAACGAGTTGCCAATACCTGAACATATTACTCCTGAAGACGATTACAGAATTGAGCTTTTCCCGGCATTAATAGAATCATACGTCAACCTATTACATCCCGAAAGACTAGGGCAAGGAAAATGGGGATATGAAAATATTAAAGCCGCAGAAGAATTAGATAAGCTAGCAAAAGAGAGTCTGTCTGAATTACTAGCTCAAATACAGAGTAGAAATGTAGGGACTGATATAGAAAGCCCTGTAGGTTCTAGCTTTGAAGATGTATTAGGTGAAGCAATAACACAAGAGAAATTAAGAAGAATGAAAGCGATTGGACTTAAATTACCACCTATGGGCGATGAGGCTTGGGATTAACATAATGCCACCAGAAACTATTAATAATTTTTTCTCTCCTGTCTCAACAGACGTAGCTCATCAGAATATAGATGAGCTTATAGCTATTAATACCTTACAAGAAGCAGGCTCTCTCAGTGCGGCAGACCCACTATGGAACAAGTATCTTCAAGGTGCTGAAGCTGTTGGAGATTGGATGTTGGAAATGTTCCCTCCCTCGCCCGGAGTTAGCCCGGGCACACCAGAGTATGGACAAGCTCAAGAGAATATAAGGAGTATGTTTGGACTAATCCCTAAGGAGAAGTGGGAAGTTCCATTTCTAGCGGCGGGTATGTTTCCTAAAGGACTTAAAAAAGGGTTATTACCTACTAAAAAGAGTCTTGATTTAACGAGAGCTGAGGCATGGAGTACGTATCCTAAAGGTTGGCCTAAAACAGGCAGAGGTGTAAAAGCATATCACAGCACTCCGTACAAGCCTATAGAATCAGATTTAAAGCCCGGTATTCATGTTGGTTCTCCGGGAGCCGCTGTAGATAGACTATCAAAAACACTTAATTGGACTCCGGAACTAGGAGATGTGTCTAGCGGATTTATGCATGGAATAGAGATGTATCCTAAAAAACCATTCACAAGACTTAGTTCAGATTTTGAAGATGTGGTACGTGATATAATGGGATGGAGTAGGTATCAATTAACTCCAGAAGCGGCGATGCATCATTTAAAAAATCCAGCACAGGCTACTACATACTACCCTAAAACAATTATGGAAGATGTAGAAGATTATTTATACGATATACGAATGCATTCTAAGATGGCAAAAGCTGACCCAGAAAGACATACATTTCCAGCCTTACTTGATGAACTGGGTGATGATTTCGTTTCTGAAATAGATAGGGAATTTCTTGATTTACTTGATATACATAGAAATAGGAAGGTATTAACAGACCTAGGTTATGATGTTGTACCTTACAAGAATGCTTTTGAAGGCATGGGGAGTGTATCTTTCAATGTTTTGAATCCTGAGAAAGCTAAATTAAAACTTATAGATGAAGTGTATACGTTAGAGCGTGAGGTTCCAAGAACTACTTATGGACATCAGTTTGAAATTGAAGGCCATCCGAGGAGTAGTATAGTAACTTTAGAAGATTTAGTTAAAGCGACTACAGTTCCATAGATAAAGATATCATGACACCAGAAACTATTAATAGCTTTTTCACTCCTGTCTCAACAGAGACTAACCCACATCAGCAGATAGATGACTTGATACTAATGTCAGAGCTTGATAAAATAGCTAGAGAAGATATGACGTATGGTGCTATGCGGCAATATGGAACTGTTGAGGTAACAGAGGCACCGGGGCTAGGTTTACTTGAATGGGCAGACACTGGCCCTATCATAGGGATGAAAGCATTGGCAGGGTTGGTTGGTAAAGGTGGTAAAGGCCTTTCCAAGCTACAACAGACTGCTAAGAAGATATTTGGAACTACGGATGATGCGACAGAGGCAGGTTATATCTTAGATGATGGCTCTATGCTTGATTTCTCTGGCAAGGCAGAGGGTGGCACTCGTGGAACGAGAGCTTATGACCATAGACAAATTAATCAAGTAGGAGATTCTGGAGTAGGTGGATTAGATGAATTTGATGATGTAGGTATGTTTGAATTTATAGCACACGGTGGAATTAGGTGGACACCAGAGATGAATGCAATTCAAATGGGTAGTAAGCCTTCAGAAGGTCAGATAAATTCATTGAAAAAAGTATATCAAGATATGAGGAATAGAAATAATTTGGAGCTCCAGCCATTGGTGTTTTGGAATAAAGGCGTTGGTATTCGAACTAGCAGTGGTTCCACATTCACAGTAGAAGCAACAATGCCTTCTAATGTTGAAAATATTGGAGGAAGAATACCAGTAGATAAGATATTTGATAAATCAGTACCAAATATCTTAGATGAAAATAGATTGTATAGAGAGTATGATTTTACTACTCCTTGGGAAACAGTAGAAAGAGATATAAGACAATTCTATAAAACTGGCAAAGGCCCTTCAATAACTCAACAGTTTCATAGATAAAGATATCAAGTCCTTAATAGGAAGCAATATCAGCTTTGACTTGTTATAGTCTCCTCCACTCATAATCTTTGCACTTCCATCCTTAA